GCGGCAACAAGTACACAAAAACTGTGAATAAGAAATAGGCTTACTGCCGGGTTCAAGTCCCGGCTTCACTATTGGCATTGGTAATAACCTTTGCTGTCTTTAATTATTAAGATTTTAAAATGGCAAAAAAAAATAAAAGACGTAATTTGGTACAATCTTATTTTAATTCTGTAGCTCCTAAATCGTACCAAACCCAAATAAAAAAAGCTACCAGAATTCTGTCAAATCAGCTTGATATTAAACCAAAGAAGGCAGCAAAACTTGCTGGACTTTTTATTCAACAACCAAAAGCAATGGGTACCGGTAGACCTGGTGGAAGATACTGGAGATAATTAAATAGCAGATGGTGTAGAGGAGGTTCGATTCCTTCTCCTGCTTTTGGCATTGGCCCGTACGCGGATACCCTTTGCCGTCTAGACGGTGGGACAGACCACACATATACAATTAAATAACTCTGAACGTTCAGAGAGTCTATAATAACTCTCTAAAAAATGGCTTTTCAATCTACTGTAAACCCTGCTCAGCTAACTCAGCTGGGTCAGGCTAATCTAGCTGGCGATAAGCGCGCACTGTACCTTAAGTTGTTCAGTGGCGAAATGTTCAAAGGCTTCCAAAATAACACAATCGCTCGTGACTTGATCATGAAGCGTACACTTAAGAACGGCAAATCATTGCAGTTCATCTTCACTGGTCGTACCAAGTCTGAGTTCCATACTCCTGGTAACAGCATCCTGGGTGATACCAATGGTGCACCTCCAGTGGCTGAGAAGACGATCACGGTTGATGACCTGTTGATCAGCTCTGCTTTCGTCTATGAATTGGACGAGGTACTTTCTCATTATGACCTGCGTAGCGAGATCTCACGTAAGATCGGCTATGCTCTTGCTGAAAAGTATGACCGTCTTGCATTCCGTGCTGTTGCACGTGGTGCACGTCAGGCATCACCTATCACTGCAAGTGGTTATATTGAGCCAGGTGGTACACAGATCCGTGTTGGTTCTACCACCAATGACTCTGATGCATATGTTGCTGCTAACCTGGTGTCTGCATTCTATGATGCAGCCGCTGCTCTTGACGAGAAGGGTGTCTCTAGCGATGGCCGTGTTGCCGTCCTAAACCCACGTCAATACTATGAATTGATCCAAGCTGTTGGATCTAATGGTCTTGTGAACCGTGACGCTCAGGGCACTGCTCTGCAAAGCGGCAACGGCATCATCGAGATTGCTGGTATCAAGATCTACAAGTCCATGAACATTCCGTTCCTGGGTAAGTATGGTACTGCTTATGGCGGAACCACTGGTGTAACCGATCCTGGTAACACTGGTTCTTTCGTTGCTGAAACCATGGAAGATGCCTCTGGTGCTTCTACCGGTATCAACAATGATTATGGTACAGCTGCTGAAGTCGGCGCTAAGTCCTGCGGTCTGATCTTCCAGAAGGAAGCAGCCGGTATGGTCGAAGCAATTGGTCCACAGGTGCAAGTCACCAGTGGAGACGTGTCCGTGGTTTACCAAGGAGACGTGATGCTCGGGCGCTTGGCCTGTGGTGCAGACTATCTGAACCCTGCTGCAGCCGTCGAACTGTATGTTGGTGCTTCTGCTCCTTCTGCATTCTGATCTTTTCTATACGGGAGTCTCTTCGGGGACTCCTTTTTTTTAATTCTTTATTGAGAATAATACTCATTATGGCCTTCCCTACTACTGGCTCCAACACTGAGCTACAAGCTGTTAATCAGATCCTGGCGTCAGTTGGTCAGGCTCCTGTTACAACATTAACTAGTGACGAAACTTTTGTACTAAATGAAGTTTCTAAATTTACTGGTTCTATTTCTGGTACTACTCTAACTACTACAACAGCTGACATTCCAGTCGGTACCTATATTGGTGGTCCCAATGTAACTGTTGGTACATCTATTGCCGTCGCAGGTGTAGAGGTAACTCCAGCTACAGACCCTGTTACATATAACTATACTATCAATATCTCCCAGACTGTTAGTAGTCAAATCTTGACACAATCAATTGTTAAAAGTAGAGTTGAATCACAAACCAACCCGGACGTTGCGATTGCACTCAACACCCTAAGAGAAGTGTCACGAGAAATACAATCAGAAGGATGGTCTTTCAATAAAGAATACGATTATCCTATTACACCAGATTCAAATAACGAAGTAGTTATTCCTAATAATATGCTTCAGATGGATTTGAATTCTACCTATACACAGAACATGGATAGAGACGCTATCAATCGTGAGGGTAAACTTTACGATAAGACTGCTCATTCATTTACCTGGACAGACGAAAAACTATACGTTGATGTTATTTGGTACTTTGATTGGCCCAGTATCCCTACTCCTATCCAAGCATTTATTATTGCCAAGTCTGCCGCTATTGTCTCTAGTAGAATTATTGGTGATCCTAATCAATACCAGATGCTACAACAGAAGGAAGCACTTGCTCGTTCTACAGCTTTAGAATATGAGTGTAACCAAGGAGACTATACATTCTTTGGTAGTCCTAAAGGTAAGAACTTCTATCAAAGCTACCAGCCGTTCCATACTTTGATTCGCTAATGCCAGCTATCACACAACTAGTACCAAATTTTCTTGGTGGTGTGTCTCGCCAAAATGATGACAAAAAATTATTAGGACAAGTAACAGAATGCATTAACGGTTACCCTGATCCTACCTTTGGTCTATTGAAAAGACCAGGGATGCAACATACAAATGTATTAAAGAAAGCTGATGGTACTGCATTTACTAAAGCTGAATTAGATGGTGCTATTTGGTTCTTTATTGAACGTGATGCAGCTGGTTCTTATGTTGGTGCTATCAAAGGTTCTAACATTTATATCTGGACTACAACTGATGGTACCTTTTGTACTGTAACAAATAATGCAGCTTCATATTTAACAGGTACTACACAGAAAGACTATCACTTCCGCAGTGTACAGGACGTTACAGTTATTACAAATAAAACTGTTACAACTGCTATGCAACCTGCTGGTACATTTGTTGCAGGTTCAGTAGCTACGTTACATCTAAAGTCACTTCTTGCTACTTATATTTATTCAACAATTATTCAAGGTGTAACATTTCAAGCTACTGCTCAGAATTCTACAACATTTGATGACATGTTGTTGTATGATGCTGGTAATATTAATACTTCGCATCATCTTATGGATGCAATTAAAGCTGGTATTGAAGCGCAGCACACAGCAGGTAATGCTGATTTTGCAGGTTCATGGTATCTAGAAGGTTACACTACTAGTCTTGTTATTAAACGTACTAATGGTGCTAACCAAGTTGTAACTGATTACAGTACACCAACTGGCACACCAGTAGCATTTACTATTGATGCTAAAGGTGGTCCTACTAACTCAGCTCTTGAAGCATTTGAAGACTCAGTAACAAACGTATCAAAATTACCTGTTGAATCATACCATGGTCACAATGTACAGATTTTAAATAGTGCATCTGCTGATGATGATTACTACGTTAAGTTTGTAGCTTTTGATGGTATAAGAGGTAGAGGTTATTGGCAGGAAACTATAGCACGTAATGCTTCACCTGGTTTAAATGCATCTACTATGCCACACCAGTTAGCAAATACTGGTCCTACTACATTTACATTTGGTCCTCTTAATTATACAGACAGAGAAACTGGTGATGATGTAACAAGTCCTATACCATCTTTTATTGGTTTTCCTATTCAATCTACTTTCTTTTATAGTAATAGATTTGGAATGTTGTCTGAAGATAATGTATTCTTTGGCAGAGCAAATGATTCATTTAACTTCTTTGTAAAGTCTGCTACGGTACAAACTGCATCTGATCCTATTGATTTAAATGTAGCTAGTATTCGTCCCGTTACATTATCTGAAGTTCTACCTTCTCCACAAGGTCTACTGCTATTTAGTGATCGACAGCAGTTCCAAGTATATGCTTCTGACTCTAACATTTTAACACCTACTACATCAGTTATTAAAGACCTTTCAAACTATGAGGTAGATCCTGATATAGCACCTGTTGATGTAGGTACTACAGCAGCGTTTGTTACTAAGGTTCCTGGTTATAGTAAGCTGTTTACTATGCAGCTACGTGATGTTGACCAAGGTCCACTTGTTATTGACATCAGTAAAATTGTACTTGAGTGGATCCCAGAAACTGTAGATAAACTGACAGTTAGTCCACAAAACTCTCTTATCATGCTTGTAGATACGTCTACATCATACCTTTATCTTTTTAGGTATTTTAATACAGGTCAAGAAAACCTGTTCCAAGCATGGACAAAATGGCAACTACCTGGTGTTATCCAAACAACAGACATTATTAATGATTCTGTGTTTGTTATATCTCAGCATGAAGATGAGTACACACTAGGTAAAATTGTTTTAGATGAGATCCCCACAGGAAGCGCTGTAGCAACCACAAATGACATTAAGGGTAATACATGCCTAGACATGGCTACAAGGCCCGTACAGCCTGCTGTAGGTGTCAATGCGGTGGTGTATGATTCAGCGAATGATGTAACTAAAATCTATGTACCTTATACACCCTTCCAACAGACTAAAGGTGTGATGCTTCTTACTGTACCAACAGCAGATGTAGGTACAACTGCAGCAGTAGATGCTGATGCTGGTTTCTATTTAGAGGCAACAGAACGTACAGAGATTGGTACAGGTTACCACTATTTTGAAGTTAAAGGTGACTACTCTAGTTATGCTGATGGTATTGTTGTAGGTTATAACTATGACTTTGAGACAACATTACCTAAGTTATACTATAAACAAGATCCTAACACCTCTGATTATACAGCTACATTAACTATCTCTAGAGTAACATTCTCTGTAGGTAGGACAGGTCCAGTGCTATTTAAAGTAAAAGCGGATGGATCTGATGAGTGGAAGAATGTAGAATATGTAACAGATGCTAATATCTATAAAGCAGATAGTAGTCCTATTACATCAGAACATCTTTTCACTATACCAATCCATCAACGTAATACTAATTTTGAATTAAAAGTGTCAAGTAATTTTCCATACCCTGTGTCGTTGATATCAATGACGTGGGAAGGTAACTATTCCCCACGTTTCTATAGGAGGGCTTAAATATGTTTAATCCAAAAGGTAATAGTCTTAGACGAACAGCTAACTACTTCTGGTTTAGAGATGAACTGGGTTGCCGCTGCAATTGGAGCTGTAACTGCTGTTGCTGGCGGCATCATGGGACATAATGAAGCTAAATCAAGTAACTCCGCTGCTAAAAAAAACGCAAAAAAACAAAAAAAGTATAATAAAAAAGTAGCTAAAAAAACAAATAAATATAATAAAAAGGTTGACGCAAATCAGGAAGCAAACTATTTTGCAATGCGTGACTTTAATCAAAAAGTTGCGTTACAAAACTGGGAACGTGGTAAAGAAATTCAGGATTATGAATTTGATTCTGCAATGAAGCAGTTTGAAAAGAGTCAAGCAATTGGCTCCGCTCAATTAGGATTAAATTCACAGGATGCTGCACTCGCAATTGAGTCAGAACAACGTTCTTTAACTGATGCTTTTTTACAAAGACAATTTGCTGAGACAGATTCAAAGGTAGCTTTACAAGATGAACTTCAAAGAAGAGGTTTAGAACAACAAAGTCTTAACTTAAAAAAAAGCCAAACTATAATAGAATCAAGGCTTAGCAAAAAAGACCTGGTAAATAGGATAGCATCTACATACGATGATGCTGGTTTAAGTATTAATGAACAAGTATCTAATTTAAACCAAACGTATGCTGAGGCAGGTTTGTCTGCTGAAGAACAAACTGGTAGTTTATCAGATACATATACTCAGCAAAATATAAGTAGACAAGAACAATTTGCACAGCTACAAAGTATTAAAAGTCGTAAACAGACTGGTGCTGCATCTATTGAAAATACTATAGAGCAATTAACTGCTCAAGGTAATGTTCAAAAAGAATCTGCTATGATAGAAGGTTTACTTGCTGAAGGTCAAGCTTCTTTAGGTCAAGCTGGTAAATCTACCGCTAAAGCAAGGCAATCTAGTAGAGCAGCATTGCAGCGTAGTCTTATGGCATTGTCTTCAGAAATGTCTGGTAAACGTAAGCAAGCTGGTATTCAACTAGCTGAACTTAATGCAGAAATGAGTCTTGCTGAAACAGGTGTTGGTCTTAATTTACAAAGAATTAGTGGTGCTGTTAGCAGTGCTGAAAGGACTACTGGTCTTAATCTTCGGAAAATTTCTACTGGTCTTAGAGGAGCTGAAGCT